GAAGTACCAACAACAGGTGTCCTGACAGGGGTTGACGACGAAGCATATTAGGTTTCTCGATTCGGTCGAAAATATTTCGTGTATGAAATCACAAAATATTTTTCAGAGTTTTTTATTTTCTATTTTTTTCAACAAAATTATTTTAGGTATTTGAGAACCTTTAGAGAACCATTATTTAACAAAAACCATAATTTTTTCATCGGTGGTTCTATGCTTCGTCATATTGGCGTTTTTGTTGTACATATTCAATATTTTCTTTTTCTTGAAGAATGTAGACGTTATGGTATTCATATCTTCTACAAGACTATAATATTTGCCTGTTTGAGAACTTCCATAATCTGATAGAATGTAGCACAAACGACCCCCTTTTTTTAGGACTGCATAACATAATTGTATAGTATCCAGCCAATATCCGTGTAACCACTCATTGTAGTTTTTATATCGGTTGGTGCTCTGGTCTTTACCGGGGTATTTTTCCAATTCATAGTATGGAGGGCTAAAGAAAACAACATCGAAATGCTCTAAATATTTTCGTAAGAATGGTTTACTATGATAAAGGTCTTCAGATGGAGAGCAATAGATCCGCACATCTTTATTCTTGTATGAGGTTTTAGCAAATTCTCGTGTTTTTTCACACACGGATTTTATGACATCAGTTCCTACATATTCGACGACTTCATCGCATTCCAAGAACCCGTAGCAATAGGAAGACCAACCAAGTGTTGGAGTGAATATCCGGGTGCCTTTCAACAATGATTTATTCAAAGAATATACTAAATAAGGATTCAAAATGGAAGCGCGGAAATAGAATGTGGAGAAAACACTGCCGATTCGGTTTTCTTTTATATAATGCGATGCACTGGGGGTAAGTAGTTTATAATCTATTATGTCGTTGTTATATAGGTCTTTTAAAACACTCAAAAACGTAGGAATATCGAATCCGGACTGTGTGTTCTCCAAAATATCGGCGTAATGGATGTTCCGGATGATGTTTTTGTATTGGACCAACGAATTATTATTTGATACCGTTTGTGTCATAGGTTTCTCCTCGGATAGTTCGTGAATGTCTGTAGGCTTCAAAGACTTCTTGTAAAACCTTCGTAAATATTCTTCGCGGTTCTCCAAATGGTCATACAAGTGTCTCAAATCTGTTTGACGGTCTTTCATATATGTTGTCAAATTAACCACTTTACCACCTGACCCGCGCACTTTATACTTGGATTTAAATTCGGAAAAGGTCATCGACTCTTTCTTTCTAAAAAGAGAAAGGAATCTGTCGACTGATATGTAATACATTATATTATAAGTGTTTGATACTTATAATAGAATCATAATTTTTTTAGTCCAAACGCGGAAATTATCTTTTTGAAACGCTTCTTCTCACGGTGTCGAATCCTTCGTCATCCGTCTCTCGCTGGGCTCTTGGTGCGCGAGGTCGATACTCTCTCTTCTCGTCGCCCTTAGAATCTCTGTTTTGACGTCTGATTTCACACATAATAGGACCTCCACCAATTCCAGTGATGTTGATAGCTTGGAATTCGTGGTCAGAATCCTTCTTTTCTTTGTCCAACATTGCCAGTTCAAATTCCACATACTCACCTTGTGTGAGATATTTGTACTGAGAGTCATTCAAAGTGATATTGGAATAATGTGCGAAAATGTCCTTGACTTCGTCGTCAATCTTTACGGAAATGAACCCGTATCCTGATTTGTTATTGAACCACTTAACTTGTCCATATGTCTTACTTGAAAACTCACTCATAGTCACTAGTATATGATATTAAGGGCGTATAGTTTTATATGGTTTATAGAATATATTTATAGTTTCTCTAAAAAATGTATGGTTAGATATATAATGGCAAAGTTTTTAGGGATACAAAATAGCAAATGGTTGTCGATAATAATGTTGATGACGGTAATAATAATATCTTTAGTGTTTTCTTTATTACATAAGCGTCCACTCCAGGAAGGTTTATTAGCGGAGAACAAAATCGATAATGTGAATTGTGAGTTCCGAAAATATGTCGAGTTGGTGGAGGCGTTGTGTAATTTTCATATCACAGGAAATATACCTACGGGAAATAAACCGGATTTATCACCATATATGCTGAAAGACAATACCTATTTATTAAATTTAGGATTAACAGACTCAGACTCGTCAACGGAATCTTCAATTATCGAGGAGATTAAAACGGAGAATATTTCATTCACGGAGAAAATGAAGAGGGTATACAAGATGTATTCGGAGAAGAAAGAAACGATAAAGAATAAAGCGTTAATCAACTTGATGAATGCGCACCATTCAAGTCGTTTGGCTATCTTGAATTCTTTTTTGGGGGATCTTTCGAAGATGATCTCCGAAGAAAGTCAAGAAGATACTAATTTATCCAACAAAATAACACTTGCGATGAATAATCCCAAGGTATTTTCAAGCAATTCTGCTTTGGAAAAACCATCATTCGAAGATTTGTATAGCACATTCGAGGGACAATACAAGGAGAGCGTAACCTCTGGTTATAGCTGCAAATAGAACAAGTTTTTCAATAATTCATAGTTGGGTTTTTGTTCGTATTTCAAATCGTAGCAAATTCCCAAATATTGGAAAATACCGTCTTTATGGTTCATATTACACAGTTGTATCAACGTTGTCAACATTTTATTATTCATCCTCTTTTGATTATGAGGATGCATAATATCCACAATATCATATTGGCGAGATTCGTCGTCGTCACAATGCGGGGGCTCCCATACACAATTGTGTTTGAGCAAATACAAATACAAATATCCTAAAGATATCAGATCATCTCTTCTCGAATATTGAGAACCCTGGTGGATATTTACGCTGGTATATTTCGGGGTTCCAATCATTGTGTTGGTGCCTTCATTGGGTAAATGTTGTGTGCAATCTTCATTCACAAAAAATGTGGCTAATCCAAAGTCTATCAATATAATTTCGCCATTTTGAACCATAAGATTTTGTGGCTTAATGTCTCTGTGAACAACATATTTTTTGTGTATACTCTCAAACACCTCCAAGAGCTTCCATATGATTATATTCAAATGTTTCTGTGTGACATTCTTCTTGGTGGTGTATTCATACAAATTCACCTGGTAAAACGGCAGGACCAAACAAAAAGACTCTTGTATTTTCCCAAACCAGTATACCGGCGGAATGTGTTTGATATTTGCTGAATATAAATAGTGCAATATTCGCGTCTCGTGTTTCAGCGAAAGTATATTCGGCTTATCCACTTTAATTGCGATTTCCTCTCCGTTTCTTATTTTGGTGCCTTTATAAATAACGCCGAAGTTGCCCGATTTTATCAGAGATTTTAATTCGTATTTATTGTTGACTATATATTTAGGGGATAATTCGGTATGTGATTCTTCCATCCGTTCATTTATACTTATAATGCGTATTGTTCCTATATGGATTTGATTAAGATATGAGTTTATGAGTTCCAATCGAATGATAATATATATAAAAGTAATTTACTAATATAAGTAATTTACTAATATAAGTAATTTGAAAAACACTATGAATGTTGAAGAAATATACCAACAAGCATTAAATGACCCTGAGCTGGCATCCAAAATAAATATTGACGAGATTATTTCGAAAGTAGACGAGAGACAAAATGCGTACTTGAAAAATGAGACACTACAGACGGTGAGTCGAACGATCTACGAAATACTGAGTAAAGTGGAGAACATAAAAGAAGATACTGTGAAACTGTACTGTGAAAAGTTAAAAGGGTATCGTTATATAGATAATTTGTGTGATTTACGTAGTGGTTTATATATCCGTTGGATTCGTTTAGGAGATTCGTCGACAATACTCAAAAACGGAGCCTTTTTCCAAAATGTACGAATCGCGGAAACTACGAGTCTCCTATGTAAGAACTCTCGAAACCAGTTTTTTTCGATTCGTTTTGATGATTGTATCATATTCCAGAAATTATTAGCAGAAGAGGAAATCATTCTCTCCATACAAAATTCTTGAACTGAATATTTTCTTTCGTTAGTTTATAATATGGCGCGTAACACTTTTAGAAGAACGGGAGGCAAGAGAACCAGTCGTAAGATGGGGAAGAGAAATACAAGGCGTAAGACCGGTAAGCGTAAGACAGGCAAGAAAGCACCTACTGCTTGGAGTATTCACGTGAAAAAGGTATACACTGATATGAAGAGGGATAATCCCGATGTGCTCTTGAAAGATGCTTTGAAGGCAGCAGCGAAAACTTACGTGAGACCTTAAATAATTTATTTCATACATATGATACGAAATAAATAGACAGTTGTGAGATGCAAAAGAATTACTTTCCAGTAGAACCAAATCCACCGGAACCTCGCGTGGTAATGGAGAGTTGACTTTCATCTACGATTTCCACACTGAATGGTGATAATGTAGGAGCGCATATTTGTAAAAGCCGAGTGTGTTTTTCTACAGTATATTGTGTAGTGGGTTGAATTTGTAATGTTCTGAACGCGCCAGTCAACACACCACGATATCCGGAATCAATGATGCCGGTATGGTTGGAAAGAATCAACGGGGTTTTGGAAATGCTGGAACGTGGATACATATAGAACCCGGTTGTTCGACCATTATCATCTATCATTTCACACTTGACATTCAATGGAATCATCGTAGACAAAATAGTTGTGGAAATGATAGTCTCCTTCGGAACATACAAGTCAAATCCCGCGTTAGGAAAAGGGTCGTCCAATAACGATTTATTATGTTGTTCGATTTGTGTTTTATATAAAGCAAGTAAATCTTGGTCGCTTTCTTCCACTGCAAGTTTCAAGTGAGGCATAGTGTATGAATAGTATATGGCCGGAATCTTTATATTTTTTCTCCGAACAATTATTTCGACGAATTCTTGGTTTTCCATTCTTCCCAACTGATTTTATTGACCGCATCTTTCTTCTCTACTACTTCTGCTGATTCGTTTGTTTTATCCAAGTTTTCAGAGCGCTTTAATGCGGAGTCGACATACAACTCCTTCAATAATTTACCAACCATTACGGACCCTTCGTGTTGGTCAACCTTTCCATCTTCGATCATATTCAAAACCCCCAATAAACCTCCCATTATATCTAAATTCAATTCATCTTTCAGAATTCGATTGAATATATCACTGTAATTAGTAAATAAGAAAGATGCGTGAGTAGCCGCAAGGTCTCTGAATGTTTGTGGGTCGCTTTGGTATAAAGTGGCTTTTTCCATTTTTAACAATTCTAATTTTCTGATATCATCACGAAGTTTGAAACTGTGTTTGACTTTACGTATATGGTCGGTGTTGTTTTCGCATTCGGAATTGTTTACGAGGTTCTTTAAATCTAAACTTTCTTCTGGAGTTAATTTAGACATTGCGCTGTGTTTGGATATACATATACTCAAACATAAAACTTTATATTATATTTGAATGAATATTATTTAGAGAGGATTTTTTTCTGTTCATTCTTTATATATTAACCATGAAAGGTGAAATGATTATAGTTATATTGTTGGTTCTGGTAATCATATTCTTGTGTACAGGATTTGGTTCTTATGACATTACCCCTTATTCCGGCAAAATGTCTCTCCCATATTCTTCAGTTGAAGGGTTCAATACATTGTCGTATTCCAATTTAAATTCTCAATCCGACACGAAAATGGAGAATTCGATTCAGAAGGAAAACACAAATTGCAAGAAAGTCAGCGGATTTAATGGGTGTGGCGTTTTTTGCGATCCTTCGTCCCCTTCCCAAAAAGTAGATATTTACTCTGACGCCAAGGGTGATATTAACTGCAAAGGAGCCGGATATCACAATTCTCGCGGACCACTTTGTCTTGATCAAAATATGATCCAACAGTTGAATACCCGGGGAAATAATTCTTCAAGTGTCCCATCTAAAATAGCCGGTGCTTCCGCATAATTATTTGTTTGATGTAAATGTTAACATACACCTATCACAATAGTGTATTGTTTGACTTATCTCTGGGTCAATATCAATCAAATCGGTAACTACGTTGTGATTACAATGTTTGATAAGATAACTATCAAGTGTTTCTAAAATATAGGTATAGTCAGAGTTCATATTTTCGTTTGACAATCGTAAAAGTCCTTCCTTAGCTTGTCTCACACTCGTAATGTCGTCCATGTTATATACAGTTTTATAAATTAGTGTTTATGTAATTTATAAAAAAATATTATTATTACTGTTCCGTGAAATGTATACGTCACAGGGGCGTGCCCCCGTAAGCCCCGCTTTTATAAGAACGCCTTGGAAACCCCGAGAAGATTTAAAAGATCACTAGCTTACGGGGTGCAACCCCGTTTCGTATACATTTCACGCACCACTAACTACTAAAAAAATTAATAACCACAAACGAGCGCGCATAATTATTTTACAAAAACCAAAAAGCACTACCAGTCGATTGTATCGTCATCCAACACTAGATTGGTTCCACTCCGTCCGTTATTCTTATCCGCTCTGGCTCTTGTTAGCATTCTGATTATTTGACGATCTTTCGTAAGAGATGAGGCAGTGGTGAAACCATTATTAGCAATAGCATCGACATCTGAACCTCGAACCAGTAGCAGGGATATACAGGATGGATGTCCTTCTTGTGATGCTATCATGAGAGCAGTACAACCCTTATTATTCTTCGCATTGACATCAGCACCTCGATCCAGTAGCAGGGATATACAAGATGAATGTCCTTCTTGTGATGCTGCCATAAGAGCAGTATAACCATCATTAGTCTTCGCATTGAGATCAGCTCCTCGATCCAGTAGCAGGGATATACAAGATGGATGTTCATTATTTGATGCTATCATGAGAGCAGTAACGCCATCATTATTCTTCGCATCGACATTAGCTCCTCGATCCAGTAGCAGGGATATACAAGATGGATGTCCTTTTTGTGATGCTATCATGAGAGCAGTACCACCATCATAACTATTCTTCGCGTTGACATTAGCTCCTCGATCCACTAGCAGGGATATACAAGATGGATGTCCTAGTCGCGATGCTAACATGATAGCAGTAACACCAAGATCACTCTTCGCATTGACATCAGCACCTCGTTCCAATAGAATGGACATGAATGATTCTCTAGCCAACTCAGTTGAAGCTCTTAGTACGGTACAACCATTATGCTCATCATGTCCCCAGTTCACCAACTGGGCCACATTCTCATCCAATACCTTCTTGAACCCAACGATATCACCACTTCTTATGCAGTCAACTGCAGCATCCCATGCTTCATTCAACAGAGCAGTCTTCTTCATGTCTTCATGTTTCGCAGCAATCTCCTTGCACTGTGCCCTGTGCTCCTTCCTGTGCTGCTTCTGGTGATCCACACAGCAGTACCGAGCACCGAAGCACCCAGAACATTTCTGCAGCTTTGGTTTCTCAGGGTTTGTCGATTTCTTGGCACCACACAAAGCACACATTCTTAAAAACATTTCATTCCAAACTCGTACCACTTCCTCATCACTCGCCGACTCCGCAAATTCCCTCACCTGTTCTCTAACTCTATGTTCGTGTTCTTCTTCGTCCGTCATCTTGTCTATTAAAATTGTGATAGTGATGCAGTCGTATTTGTTTGTACAGTAATTCCAGAATTGCATTTTCCGAAAAAAATCTCAAAAAACGAACTACATGTGCTATCACTTTCCTCCATATATTTTGGAAATTGGTTTACCTCCTCCTCCGCATCTTCCTCCGCAGACGACCTAATCCAACAATTCGAACTTCAAATCATGAACCAAAACGTACTCCAAATCTAAGTTTTTTCTTAGTTTTGGAAAATGTCTTACATATATACCAGCTAACTTCGAAGTAGATAAGCTAAATATTCTTCATATGTCATCCAATATGTGTGTGTTCTCATATATTGTATATTAGCTAACTACTTTTCTATTCTTTTACGGGATTGCACCCCGTAAGCCCCGCTTTTATAAGAACGCCTTGTAAACCCCGAGAAGATTTATATACAGAGGCAAATAAAAAATCACTAGCTTACGGGGAGCAACCCCGTTTCGTATACATTTCACGCACCAATTACCATCATTACTACTTACCTATACAAATTTGTAGCTACTACTATCTACTACTATCTACTTATAATAATTGCGCTTAAATATACATCGCCAAGACACTTTGTGACTGTTTTTCTTCATTCTTGATGAGCTTGTCCACGTGTTTTCTCTCGACCGTAAATGGGAATGAAACTTCGAACCCGATGTCTTTTGCGAATATATTATCTTCGCCCGGCTTGACTAATCGATACAAGTTCAGTTTTGTATGAATAATCTCCAAGCACCTCTTCATATTCCTGACCCCTTGTTCTTGTTGTGTCCAAGTATCATTCGAAATAATATACTGTATGACATCGTCGGAGATAACGACATCTTCTTCCGTGAAATTCACTTGTTCGCGGATTTTTGGCAACATATATTTTCGCGCAATTACTAATTTCTCTTTCGCGTCGTATCCTTTTGTTTGAATACGATACATTCGGTCTTTCAAGATGGGATTTACGCGTGATTCATCATTGTAACTGAATATGAATAAACACTTGGACAAATCGAAGTCTACGTCAGAGAAGTACTTATCGTGAAATTGCGAATTCTGTGTGCTGTCCGTTAAATGTGTCAGAACTCCTGTGATTTCTTCTCCTTTCGCGGTATCACTGATTTTGTCCAACTCATCGAAATATATCACGGGATTCATACACTTGCTATTTATCAAGATTTGAACGATTTTTCCGTGACTACTACCTTCATATGTGTATGAGTGACCCTCTAAGAAACTTGCATCACCGGTTCCACCGAGAGGAATAAAGGAAAACTCTCTGCCTAAGATTTTACTGATACCTTCCTTTACCAGTGTAGTTTTACCAGTTCCTGGAGGTCCCTTGATAGCAATTGCAGTTCCCATAGCATTTGGGTTTGTGATCCACTGACCAATCATCTGCATTATTTGCAATTTAGCATCATCCAAACCATAGACGCAATCATCCAGAGTTTTTTTCGCGTCCACCATAAAACTATGACAAGCATCAATACCATCACCAATATTCACATCTAAATTATTGTATTTACAAAATGGTATTTTCATAAATGTGTCGATCCAGTGTTTGATTTTATAGTACTCGGATTCACCGGGCTCCATCGTTTTCAAAACATTCAACTTCTCCATCGCTTGAGACTTCAATATTGGAGGAATTGGTGACTCTAATAACAGCAATCTGTAAGGTTTATCCGTTTTGATGGTTTTGTTAATTTCCTTGAGGTCTTTCATTATTTTCATTTGTTCAGAATTCGAGAGTTTCTTCTTGAAATAGTTGATTTCCGACATTTTGGAACGACTGTCTCCCAATACCAATTTCCGAAACTCCTTGGTATTATTTTTTCTCGAATCTTTAATCAAGTGACCGATTTCTTTTTTACAGTTTTTCAGAGCATTCAACAGAAATTTCGATTTTGGATTCTTGTGTAATTTCTTAATCAAATCCTTCTTCATACTCAACAACTCTGTATATTCAGTTTCCACGTTTGGATTTATAATACACTCTTCGTCAGATGTTTCCTTGACCTTATTCTTCTTGGTCTTCTTCTTGGAAACAGAATCCTCAACTTTTTCATATTGCCCCTTCATAAATGTTTCTTCGTCATCGGTATCACATTCTTCATCCTCATCTTCATCATCATCATCCTCTTCGAAATCGATATCTTCTAAAATTCCGCTTTCATTTTCAAGTGACAGAACAATACTTATCTGATTGTCATCGCTGTCTTGCCTCTTCTTAGATTTTTTCTTTCTATCTCGTGACACTTCCTCGGAATCACTTGTTTCTTCCTGAGATGACTCTACTTCACTTTCGTCAGCGTCTTCTTCATATTCAGATGATTCGCTTTCTTCTATAACCTTTTTGGACTTTGTCTTGGTCTTCTTTTTGTTCTTGAACACCTTCTTCACCTTTCTTTCTCGAACTACTTCTTCTTCCTCACTTTCACTGCTGTCTTCTTTTATATACTTCTTTTTTCTTTGTGATTTATTTGATAAACCTGCTTTTTCCTTTGAGTATCGCGATGGAAATAATTCATACAGAAATTTCCTGTAATCTTTTCTATCGAGTTTTTCATCTTCTTCATTTTCATCATAATCGTCATCTTCTTCATCGCTGGAAATAACCCGACGACGATTTTTGCGATTTTTGCGTTTGTTCATTTTTTTCTTTGTTTCTTGTTCCGATTCGGTATCAGAATCAGATTCTGTATCGGATTCATCGTCGCTACTTACTTCAGTTTCTGTTTCCCAAATATCTTCACTATCTGACGACGAATCGTCTTTATTCTTCTTTAATCGGTTTATTTTAGTATCCTTCATAGTTCGTGACATGCTAATAATAATATAATACTGGTATAATGTTTATTTACTTTTCCGAAAAAATAGAATCAATTTTTTGTAAAAATTTTCGTAAATTATAAAAATGAAAAAATTGATTTCAAATATTTAAAAATATAGAACTTATAATATATAGTGTTTTATTAATATGTCTCGTAATGAATTCAACAAACACTCATCGAGAATTATTGGTGTCCAGTTTAGTATATTGTCCCCTGATGAAATTCGAAAAAACTCTGTTGTCGAAATTACATCTCGGGATACATACATAAATGGAAAACCAGTAGTAGGAGGTTTGTTTGACCCTCGAATGGGTCTATTAGAAAAAGGATTTGTATGCCCTACGGATGGACATTCATACATTACATGTCCTGGATATTTTGGACACATTGAAATGGCCCGGCCGGTTTTCTTTGTGCAACACCTCAAAGAAATGATTAAAGTTGCCAAATCTGTTTGTTATAAATGTAGCAAACTCTTATTAAACAAAGAACAACATAAGCACATTTTAGAGAGGTCGTCACATGATAGATGGGATTATGTAACAGGATTAGCCTCCAAAATCAAGCGGTGCGGTGAATCGACTGAAAACGGTTGCGGTTGTAAACAAGCTGACACCATTAGTTCAGAATCGTTCGATAAAATACAGGCTACTTGGAAAAAAATGGGTCTCTCGAACGAAGAAGAAGACAGAGATGTAGTTATTCGATTAACTCCAGAAATGTTGTTGAAGATTTTCCGTCGTATATCGGATGAAGATATTCACTTTATGGGTCTAAGTCCGATTTATTCAAGACCTGAATGGATGATCTGTCAAGTATTGCCAGTCGCACCTCCGGCTGTAAGACCTTCTGTGAAACACGACGCACAGCATCGGTCAGAAGATGACCTTTCACACATTTATAGCAATATAATAAAGACAAATACTGAACTGTTGAATAAAATACAGAATAATGCTAATCCAAACATTATCGATAATCAAACGATGGTGTTACAGTATTTGACGGCTATGTTGTATAATAATAAAGTGAAAGGTGCTGCACCTATGGCACAACGTTCAGGACGCCCATTGAACTGTATTCAAAACAGATTGAACTCGAAGACGGGGCGTATTCGTGGTAATTTAGAAGGAAAACGTGTAGACCAATCTGCTCGTTCGGTGATTGGTGCTGATGCCAATTTATCCATTCAACAATTGGGTGTTCCTCTGAAAATCGCGAAAAACCTGACAAAACCAGTTGTTGTAAATGATCGCAATCGGGATTATTTGATGACACTTATACAAAATGGTCCCGACGAATATCCGGGCGCGAAAATCTTGAAACGCAAGAACGGTGAATCCATTTCACTTCGTTATATCGACCGTAATTCAATTGTGTTGGAAAATGGAGATATTGTCGAAAGACATATGATGGATGGTGACGCGGTGCTTTTCAACAGACAACCCTCTCTACATAGAATGTCGATGATGTGTCATATTGTGAAAGTTATGAAACAAGGAGACACATTCAGAATTAATGTAGGAGTAACAAAACCTTACAACGCTGATAGACTTTAGATCTCATAAATCGATGTCAGCAACAGGGAGACTGAAAAGGTTGACACTCCCTAGTGAGTATTATTACTTGCGACATACCTTGATGCGGGAAACCCTTTAGAGCTTCAAACTACCACCCTATGATGGAAACATCTAAGGGGAACTCGGTTAATAGCCGAACCCAACGGTAATAATGTTTGAAGATTAGGCAATCCGCAGCGTTACTGTCTAAGTCCGTTATGGTAGGATACGATAGGCGTTCAGAGACTGAACGGGTATGGGTGTACAATGAAGGATTATCCATCCTGAGTATGCTTAAGATACAGTCCGGCGGGTGGTGAAAGCCACTCGATACACCGTTCGATGGTGATGAAATGAATATGCATATGCCACAAAACATTTTGGCAGAGACAGAACTACGACATTTGGCGGCGATACCATATCAATTGGTGAGTCCTTCTGCGAACGCGCCAATAATAGGAATTTTCCAAGATTCTATGTTGGGTTCTTATATATTCACAAAGTCTCACAGAAAAATATCTCCAAGAGAAGCTATGAATTTATTGATGGCTTATAAGAATGTGGATGTGGAGGCGATTCGTAAAAATCAGAAAGATTTGTCGAATTTCGATGTATTGTCACAAATACTGTCTCCTATTACACTAAAATACAAAACAAATTTGTTTGATGAGGGCGAAGATTCCGAAACATCGAATAATGTGTTGGAAATTCGCAACGGAACTTATGTGCGTGGTCAAATCGACAAGTCCGTTTTAGGTGGTGGTTCCAAGGGAATCATACACAGAATATGTAATGACTTTGGAAACATGGCCGCTTCGAATTTCATCGACGATATCCAGAATGTTATCACCGAGTTTATGAAGACAAATTCGTTTAGTGTAGGAATCAGCGATTTGATAGCAAATAAGAAGACCAACGACGAGATTACACAGGTGATTAGTTCCAAGAAGTTGGAAGTTCAATCGGTCATTGACAAGATTCATCTGGGCATTTTTGAAAACAACACGTCGGCATCGACGATGTCAGAGTTTGAAAGCACGCTCAACGGAATTTTGAACAAGGCCACCGATCAGGCCGGTTCTATTGGTAAGAAGAGTTTGGGTAAAAACAATCGTTTTGTCCAAATAGTTACCTCTGGGTCTAAAGGTAGTCCTACAAATATATCCCAGATGATCTCTTGTTTGGGACAACAAAATGTTGACGGTAAGCGTATTCCATATGGATTCGACAACCGCACATTACCCCACTACAGCAAATTCGACGATTCGCCAGAAGCTCGTGGATTTATCGAAAACTCCTACATCGATGGACTAACTGCACCAGAATTGTTCTTCCACGCGATGGGTGGTCGTATTGGTCTTATTGATACTGCGGTAAAGACGAGCACCACCGGTTACATTCAAAGACGATTGATCAAGGGTTTAGAAGATTTAAAAGTGGAATACGATATGACTGTTCGCAACAATATGGGGAAAATCATTCAGTTTACATATGGAGATGACGGATTCGACTCTACCCGTATTGAGAATCAGTCGCTGCCTTTGGTGGGAATGTCTGTGGAAGATGTCTACATGCATTACGATATCGTTGGAATCAATGATGATAAATCCAATTTATTGAATGTATATGAAAAATCCACGGTCACTCGTATGAAACGACAACGTAAGGAAACCCAAAAGAAATGTCAAACCTATATTGATAATTTGTTGGATACGCGTATTACAATTATAGAGAATGTATTCAACAATAAAAATGACAATGGAGTGAAATCCCCCGTTGCGTTTCAACACATCATCAACAATATCCAAGGACAAATGGGTCTCAACAGTAACTCAACTGTAGACATTACTCCGCTGGAAGCTTTCGAAATGATCGATGACACATTCGACACTTTGAAGAGTATCAAGTTGTGTCCACCCAATCTATTGTTTGAAGTTCTCTACTATTATTACTTGTCGCCCAAAGAACTATTGGTCATAAAACGATTCCATAAGAAAGCACTCCAATTATTATTGGACACAGTCGTTTTGCGATACAAGCAGGCTTTGGTCCATCCGGGAGAAATGGTCGGCGTGGTTGCTGGTCAAAGTATTGGTGAACCTACAACACAACTCACATTAAACACCTTCCATTTAGCTGGTGTATCCACGAAATCGAATGTCACCAGAGGTGTTCCAAGAATCGAGGAAATTCTGCGTTTGACGAAGAACCCCAAGAATCCATCTTTGACTATTTACTTGAATCCGGTAGATGAGACAGACAAGACTCGTGCGGAAAACTATTCTCATATGTTGGAACACACAAAATTAGAAGATGTAGTGAAGAATATCAAGATCTGTTTCGACCCCGTCGAGCGTTCAACTATAGTGAATGAAGACCAATTACTGTTGGACCAGTTTTATGAATTCGAAGATATGGTAAAAGATTGTAATGAAAATGATTCCAAGGAAGAAGCCAAGTCCAAATGGATTATTCGAATGGAAATCGATGCTGAATCACTGTTGGAACGTAATATTACGATGGATGATATTCATTATGCTATAAAAGAAACACATAAGGATAATATTATATGTGTGTTTTCCGATTACAACTCCGACCAACTGATTTTCCGCATTAGAACATCCGGAACTCTATTGAAGAAAGAGTACTCAATGAGAGCGAAAAATGCTTCGACGACGATTGATCAAAGCGACGAAATTTACTTGCTGAAAAATCTTCAAGATAATCTCCTACAAAACATCATACTTCGAGGTGTCCCAAGAATAAAGAATATAATGCCCAGAAAATTGTTGAACATGAAAACGCAATTACCAGAGTCGGTAATTAAGCGTGACGGAAAATTCGTGATTAACGACATTTGGGTCCTGGATACTACTGGAACAAACTTGCTATCCGTTTTATCAAAGAAGTTTATTGATTACACACGAACACACAGTAACGATATCAAAGAAGTATTTGATGTGTTAGGTATTGAAGCCGCGAGACAAGTTATATACAACGAATTCGTAGATGTGATGGAATTTAGCGGAGTTTACATTAATTATCACCATTTATCGTTGTTGTGTGATAGAATGACGTGTTCCAAAAATATGGTTCCAATCTATCGTTCAGGCTTATTGAACGACAATATTGGTCCTATTGCTAAGGCAACATTTGAAGTTCACACAGAAGTTTTATTGAATGCTGCTCGACACGCGGACTTCGATACCATGCGCGGGGTATCTGCAAATGTGATGTGTGGACAACGCGGATACTACGGAACGAATTCATTTAATGTCGTCTTGGATATGAATGAAATGACCAAACTCAATGATGAAGTTGTTGACATTGTCGACAAGCAGAAAGAAATCGAACAAGCGTTCGGGTTCGCTGAAAATCAAACAGATGTCTGCGCCAAATCAAACATCTCCATTTCCAATTACATCCACGCAATCAAACCAGAAAATATTGGCGTCTGTGATGACAGCTATGATATCGGCATTTAGATGCCTGCTTGTAAATAACTTGTATGAAATAATATCTATAAATATAATAACAAATAATAAAAATATTATATTTACATGGTCAATAATATATTCTCCAAAAACAGTTTGTGTATATATTTATGTTTGACTATATTGATAGTTTCTTGTATGATGTCCAATATCATTGAACCCATGTATCCTGAACAGGATATTGACGAATACAAAGATGCCCTTTCATTGTATAGGAGAAATGGTGTAAACAATTCTATAAATAATCTCATCAAAAAATATCACGATGACGGTGATGTAGGAAGTGACACAAAGTTAAAAGATTTTTTTATCGACACGATTTCCATAAAAAATTTGGATAATTGTAGCACAATAAAGGGATACCCGGTACTGTTTATGTGTGTATTACACCGGATACATTTCCTCACATATAATGAATTACTCGAGAAATATCCGAAAATGATTTCCAGCGAAGAGGACTATTTAAAAATTAAGACCATTTATACGTGTGCACATAATATGTATGACAAGACCACTATTCAAACATCTTGCAACAAATTAATGGAAACCAATTGTTCTGCGCAGCTTGCCCCCATGGTTTCTCAAATCCACATATCGATAGACTATTTTGTCAACAAGGAAATATAAGGAAATCTCTTATCCACGAAAAAATCTATATTCACAAAATATAAATATAGATATACATATATAGACTTTCTCGGAATTAAACCCATGAAGTATACTTTATTAGTGATTATTTTGATTTTTATGTTGTATACGATGTTCTTGTACAAACTGTATAATGAACACGAACAATATATGATTGAAACCTTTGATGCTAACCATTGCCCGTACACCGGAGGAGATGATTCGATAAATGATTTACAAGTAAACGACGCACAATTTATTCAAAGAGAAAAACAACTGAATAAGGAAGCGTTGAAAACTCTATATAAAGTCCACACTGTCGTTGTCTGGATCGTAGACCCATTTTTAAAATATTATCACAGAGAAAATTCACCTTCCAGAACACCTGGAATTTTGATTTGGTGTTTTGCTACTTGGACGGATTGGGTTAGTAGAGGTAAAATATCAGATTGCCATCTATCAATATCTGTTCCGGTAATATTTACAACTATATTGTGTGATTTTCAAACACTCTCATATGAAGAAATAAAAGGCCCTTTTGGATATATGATAGGAACGATTGAAGAATATCATCGCTTCAAAAAAATATACACTAACGCGGCAAACTTAAGAAGTCAGAGCACGACAATGTATCAAGAATCACACGTTTGTGACGGTTTAAGATTGGAGACTGCGTATAAGAAATTTGTTGTTTCTATCAATGAAGATATTAAATACTTTGTTAATAAATGTTTATTTAAATTCAATGGCACTTACATTCCAAATGGTAAATGTAGAATACCACCAAATAAGATTGTTATCCCTAATGATTTATTTACGCCTCCACCACAAAGACGAAGAAGAGGATGTACAATTTCTTAACAAAAATATATACTCTTATATTAATAATGAAATATTTGAATGTTATCATATTTTTAGTCGTATTTATTTTATGGATGTCTTATTATTTAACGGTTCGCACAACACTTGTTGAAACATTTTTACCTCCCGCAGAAACAAGTATTTCGAATGACATCGAGCTGAAAAAGTATTTCAATTATGTCTATAGTGAAGTAAGCACAGCAAGCGACAATTGCGAGAAAATAGGTAAAATATCGGATTTGGTGACATCATATTTAAGTATATTGTACAATCAAACCAAAACTGAAAAGGGTTTGAGAACACTCAAAAAAACATATCCGGCGATTTTAGGTTCAGATGTGGATATCGATAAATTGGTGGCTTTGTATGTATCGGCGGACCAATTGCCAACTCGAGGCGAATTAGATGTAAGAAAAGATGGACGAGAAAACTGTCATAAGGGTCAGGTTCACGGTGGTATAGGAGATATGGAAAACTGTGTGAATATTTTGGAGTATTTCTACAGTAAACCGAACCCCCCAACTGCCCCTCCAACACAGGCACCTGCTACATATGGAGCTCCGCCTCCAAGTATAGATATAACAACCGAAGAGAACTTAAGGAAATTTATCGAGACGGCCTACATCACAATAACTCAGACACAAACTCCAGAAGGAGGAGTCTATTCAGATTGTGCGAAGATGAACTGGTGCAGTATTTGGATTCCCGCGGCATTAACTCCCATCGTTGAAAACTATAGTTTTAATGAGCTGCTCCTGAATTATCCGAATATACTTTCTAATGTTTATGATGTTGATGCGTTCTATTCGTTGGTTTTATCATCGAATAATTTAGCTGGAGTTAGTAATGATTGTGAGAGTGAGAATTCAGCAACAGCAAATAGTTCGTTACAAGGAACTTACATGGATGTTATAAAATATATAAAATATTTCTTTGGAAAACCAGAAAAAGTTTTGAGACCTTCCGGTGGAGACCTTAACGACACACATTCTTAATCTAAGTGTTGAATTTTATTGACTCATATTTACAAATACATCTAAATATGAATATTACACTCAATAATTTGTGTGACTTAACCTAAACCTTTGGTTTCACTCCTGTAAAAAATCTATAATCGAAATTTTATTTTCAGTTTTTTCATTAAACTCTTTCTCAAAATTGTTGCCCAATGTTTTCAAATCGAACGAACCGTCTAAAAAGTTGAACTGCGCGCTTCCCTCTTTTTGTCTTATGAAATAATATTTTCCCTTGGTTGGATAGTGTGGTTCCTTATCATATAAATACATCCATTTCTTTCCTTTTGCCATTGTCTTAAACGGAATAGCTGAAAACAAAATAATGGGAAGTTTTAAATGATGTGCTAACAACCATATATCCAACCCTGAAAGGTTATATGATTCTTCCATAATCATATGGTCGAAGTCATGTGTTTTTGAAATTACATCATCTATCTTCTTCTTTTTCCCCTGAGCTCGTAATATACTATAGATTTTCTTCTTGGATTTTTCATTTTCCATATGTATCGAATAAATAGTTATTAGTCGTTTTTTTAATTGTTCAAGTGATATATCACTATTATATGTGTGTTTAAAAAGACGGATAATCATATAATAACTACACATGGTGGACTTATTCAATACGAGTTCTCTTGTTTTTGCCGGGAAAACATTGCGCCAATAGCCATCTACGACATTTCCTTTAACTTCTCCTATCTCATCAATACACGTGATTTCCATTGTATCGTCAATGTGAATCTCAGTATTATCGTCGGTTAAACGAGTTTTGGAAAGATTATTGGAATATTTTTGAGTTGTTAAGGGACTCGCTATGTCGTATGAAATATTTACGGTGTTTGCGTACTTGAATGGTTTGAGTTTGGAAAAATATTCGGAGGTTATCAACGAATCGACTAAAATCATTTCAGTTGGGTTTAACACATACTGATTACTATTAATGCTCATATATGTCTTTGGATCCATCATAAATGATTGAATGCGTTTGAATCTTAGTATTTCATCACTTAATCTGTCAAAATACACTTTTTCGTTTAATTCCCCACTTAATAAATGTCTTTTGGGGATCACACATTTAGAGGTTTCATTTTCCACCAAACAATATTGTTTGTCGTCATCACTTCTACAATCGGTTATATCTGACAGAGATGATGATGCCGATGTATGATACTCATGAAAACTCACATACGCCGAACAACATTTGGTAATAAGTGTTTTTATTTGTCGGATTTTGGTTAAATACAACATATTCGGGTCCTCAATAATTCTCTGAATATCCTTTTTGATAGTATTATTTGCTTGTTCGTTCAGCAACGTCTTACAAACGTACCGAAACACTTCATAAAATTTGGTCTCTGATGAAATATTTTTTATGGTTTCCGTTCGGTATGTGTCTTGTGGATTTGATGTGGTTAACGCTTTGTCTGCCAACACATAATTTTCTCCAGAAATAGTTTTCAAATCATCTTCAGGAATAATTATAGATGGTTCACTCAATAGAATAAACTGGTTCGTTTCTGTTACTATTCCTACTACAACTTTATCTTCGACAATTTTAACAACAGGCTTACACAATATTTTGTTCTTCGATTTTTTGGATACAAAATGTAGTCTGTTGCGTGTAGTGATGTAATCACCACCCAATATTTCATCGTCGTCCATAAAAACGTATCCGAAATCTTTCTCATTCAACATTGAACTTGGCCTACACGGTAAATAAATGCTAACATAATTTCGTTTATACTTAAACTTCACATATAACCCAATACATTTCATTTGATAATTTACAATTTGTTTAAGAATTTGGAATTTCAAACTTAATACTTCTTCTTTTAATGATTCGACAGGGATGTTTTGTTTGAATTCATATTTGCGCGGTAAACTCGAATGAGGTGAACAATAATTGTTGATACTATTTCTGATAATTTTTAGAGATTTAGATATATTAGATATATTTAATTCATTCCCTTCATTAAACTTCGTTGTAACCATAAAACTTTTTGTATCAAATGTATAAACGGGTTCAAAAAACTCTCCCTGTTTAATCAAAATAAATGTAGGTTTTTCACTGTCATAGAGTACTTTCGAATACGTCGACGAAGGACAAACTAACTCAACATTGTCTCGTATATCGTGGTCGATGATTTGTAAAATAGCTAAATTCAATCCATTCACAAATAGATCAGGATTGGGTTCACAAACAATATCCCATAAAAACGTGTAATCAATATATGATGATTCATCCAACAAGAATTTTCTAAAATTCTCATATGCCGCAACTACTTCTGAAAAATAATTCTCATGTAACTCAGTTCCTACAGGTTCATCGCCTGTACGGTCATCTATGAATTTCTCGTATTCAGGTTTTGAAGTATCGATGTCTTCTTCATTATAAGACTTGGGTTTGAATATAGAGAAGAAACTGCCGTTGTGAAGCTTCAAAAATGTATCGATATTGATTGTTTTAATAATTACTTCCAACATTTCTGGTATTGTATATTGTTTTTTGTTATCTTTCGAGTATAAGTCTGCGATACACGCTACAAATGATTTCGTCGTTGAATGTTCGACACCAAATCGCAAAATCACGTGGGAATTGTCTTTCAAAAGTGCCGTATTATCATTTTTCATCGATTGAGAGTTATCTGTTTGCAAAAACAGTTGTACGCTCGTCGGCAAATATCCCTTTCTATATTGTTCGATTGGATATATATCGACCGATATAATGTAGGCAGTATCCGGGTTTGTTTTCTTGAACGATTTTGAAGAAATGGTTGTATTTCCACATTCTTTCCTTCGTTCAGCCATATATTTACTATCCCATTCCTTTTTGAAACAACAAGGTAAACAGTGACCTTTGGCGTGCTTTCCTGTAATATACCCCGGAACACTATCAGAATTATATAACTTGTTTGCAAATTTGTAATGATAATGTCCTTTAGGAACGACATTCGCTTCTTGTGGTATTTCCTTGCCACATTTCCCTGCTTTGATATCTGCTTCGTCCATCGGTGCGTTGGTTTTCAGACACCAATATTTTGGACATATGAACCAATTCTTCTTTTCGGGGTCACTCCCATAGTTAATAGCGTAGTTTATGGAACCTGGGTGTTTTTTTTCAATATCTTTTTTTTCTTTGTCAGTCAATATGATAGGCTGTCGGAAGAGGTTGCGTTGACAAAGAGTCGCATATCCACGATACTTTCCATCTTTGGTTGTTGAAAACAATACTGGGTCCAGTTTTTTCATCTTCTTCAAAAATATATTCGTATTATTCGCCTTCAGGTTTATGTTATCGATGCTCATAGATTCTAAACCAGAAATCACATCATCCATTTCTGAGTCTGAGTCATTTGCTGAGTCATTTTCTGCATCATTGTTGGTTGCCTTTTCCTTCTTTTGCTTTTCTTTGGTTTCCTTCTTTTCCTTCTTTTCCTTTTTTTTGGTTTCCTTCTTTTCCTTCTTTTCCTTTTCTTTGGTTTCCTTCTTTTCCTTCTTTTCCTTTTCTTTGATTTCCTTCTTTTCCTTTTCTTTGGTTTCCTTCTTTTCCTTCTTTTCCTTTTCTTTGGTTGCCTGATTTTCGTTGTTTTCCTTATCTTCTCCGGGTCCATTCACTTGCTCATTTTCTTTTGTCCCTCCGCTTAACTCGTCCCCGGCTTCATCGTCGTCATCGTCTTCAAACTCTTCGAATTCTTCTGAAAACATAAAGCTAGATGTAGAAAGACGATCTGGAGCTTCTTTTAGGACTTCGAACTCGTTTTCAGACAGATATATATCATCATATTCATTCAAGTCACCAAACTCAGATGGTAAAGTTTCCGTGTGTTCATTATTTTGTATGAGTTCATTTTGACTTTGTTCTTCACCTTCACGATTGTCTTCATCATCTTCAAAATCTGTAATAGTATACATAATGTCCTCGGTTGCTTTATCACCATCTTCATCTTCAAACGTATATGGTTTGATGATGGACGGTTCTGGATGACGATTAATGTTTATGACATTTGGCACAGTATCCTCTGTTACCACTTTTGATAACGATATCTTTTTGATTTCAGTTTTTGAGACACCCGTTGATTTCGGTTGTTGTGTAATTCGAAGTAAACTGTCAATATATATAAATAAGGGTTCGACGTAGTCCAAAGAATCGGTAATTGTGAAATTGGCAGTAAATATATTTTCTATACCTTCAACCCTAAGATCACACAAGATTCCGGGACTATTCACCACATCTAATCGTTTATTAGCAAAATGCCCTTCCAATTGTTCGTGGTCGCTCATAAACGTCATATACCGCGTCTCGGCTTCTGAAATAGGAAGGTCATAATATTTCGATATTTCGGTAACAACTGTTTTATGCGAATTGTATTTCCTTACGAGTTCTGCGATAAATATATCTTGTGCGTTCATTTCTGTATAGTTATCGATTCTTTTAAATCGCAGAACGGCACCGTCCTGAATATCATCTTCAATGATATCAAAAACACTCTTCAGCCAATTCTCATCATCTTTGATGGTAAGCTTTTCAATCAATTTGAATTTCATAGTGTACAAAGCTTCAACAATAACAACATTATCATTTTGTAATGATTTAAATAGTGACAAAGCATATCCACTTTTTTGTAGAAAGTCATTGATATTTATGATGACTCCATTCAAACAAGTTTTGATAATGGCGTCGAGTTGTTCCACACTTGAAGATTGTTTCAAATTTCCATACACATTCATATTTCCATTACTTACGATATCGATGAATATATCGCCCTCTGTGCTGGCTACAAAAAAAGAGAGATGATTATTTCTACCGAGTTCTTTGGAGAATTTGATGATTGTATTCTTTGACAAAAACGGTATTTTTTCACCATACTTGGTAATAGTTTCACTGTATAATCGATACAAATTTTCTCGTCTAAATCCAGGATTAAGTTTGATAAACGGGACTTCTTTCAAAGCGTGTATGTTTTTGAATATAGTTTCCAGTGGTAATTTGTATTTAAAATCCGGATATATGGTAATATAGAACGTGGATATGCCTCTATCGATATAATCAATGTCACTTTTGCGTTCTCGAAACACTTTGTAAAATAAGTCGATTTTTTCATAGTGTTTCAACACACTCGGAGTGAGTTTCTTCTTGTTTTCTGTTAAAAGGTCTTGTCTGTGTTGAAAAAATAATGTTGTGGAAGTAATGTTGCGTTCGTATAATAAAGGGTAATACAACATTATTATGGCTTCTTCATTCAACTTTTTTGCAAACCCATATTTGAGGACGTTTTCTGCCAAACACACGTATATAATATTTTCCACAAATTTGGCGTGTTTGTAGTGTAACAATACGTGGTTCTCAAAACACAACAACTGATTATCTAAAGAAATTTTTAATGATTCATCATACAACGCATCGAATGGATTCACGGGAAAAATGGCGTCGTGCCTTTTTTGGAACTCTCTTCCCAAAACCATATTTACATTATCATCCATAGTTAATTCCAAGAAATCGCTTTTTGTATATTGAGTTTTGAGATGCTTGGGGTGAGATTTACCATCTGAATAATTAACCGACAATTGTGTGAATTGGTTGTCGTTCAATATTCGTTCTTCTCCGACATATTGATTGTATATGAATGATTGAGAATGCGACGGTTTTGCCCTACTAAATAGATATATTTCCTCATACGCCACCATATAATTCAGGTCTTTAATGATTTTGTTTTTGATGGTTTTGATTGAATCATCTTTATGAATCTGTTGGTCGGAATAACGGTATGGTGTATTATTTTTGTGTATGTATTCTCTTTCTGATTCTAAAAATGAATTTTGGAACCTTGTTTCATCGTTGTCTTGTGTATGGTCATACACTATGATCTCGGCGAGGTGTCCAAATTCATCTAAAAGGTGTATTTTATATAATTCTTTTGCTACATCATCGTTTGTTGCCATAGACTTATTTATATATATTATGTATTATTTTTATATATATAAGAGACGTGTGTTTATTTATCATAGAACGGATTATCGCGAATTTTCATACTACAATATTTTTGGGGTTTGTTTTTATAATCAACTGGATTGTGTATGCTTGCTTCTTGAGCCTCTTTTAATAAAAATTTGAAATTGTCCCAGAATTCGGTCTTATGCCCGATGGACTTAGTCATTATGTGTGATAATTCGTGAATAGCGACGAAAAGAAGTGTATCCCCGTCGATTAATTTATCATTATCGTTTTTTTCAGTATTCAAACAGAATGCTAACTTCTCTCCTTTATTTTCACTATATGCGGTGTATTCACTCGTTGGAAGTGTCTCCGATATATTCTTTGGATCGAATTTGTCTTTCATCTTTTGAATATTTTCATTGTCCGGATATTTTTCTGCTACATAATTTACCAATTGTTGACATTTACTTGCGGTTGAAGCAAGTAAATCTGCTGCTTGTTTTACTTGTTTACGTTCTCGCACACAATATTTGTTTCCATTTACAGAAGATACAACACATTTTAAATCGAATGAATGCATATTATCTAAATAAGTGTAAAAACAAATAAATAATAGACACCCAATAACGAAATAACCGAACATATCCATCGCGCGCATGTCTTCAAAAATGTACCTTGTTATATACTATAGATATATATTGTTGGAATACGGGAAAAATCATATTGAGTCAAACTTTTCGCAAATGGAGGATATTGATTTCACCGTGGGTATGGTTTCCCCAACCATACAAACCACCATATTAGTCTTTGACAGATAATTTCTAATGGTTTGATTCACTTGTTCTCGAGTGATTGATTTAATCCATTTTTCATATATTGATGAATACCTGCACCATTCTTCTTTGCTATATAATAAACGATGAAGTCCGTTGTATTCACATTGAACATACGAATCCTCTAACGATTGTAAATAGTTGCCTTCGATTGATTGTTTCACTATTTCCAACTCCTTTTGGGTAATGCCATTCTTCTTCAAATCACACAATACATCTATCATTAAGGGTAAAACACCTTTCTTTTTATCATTTCTCAGTATTTTAATATTATCTGTCGTGGCATATAATACGAGCTTCCCCGCTATTCCGTAAAACTCCGTGGAAGAACCCGATTGATAAGTTAATCCATTTTCTTCGCGTAAAATAGTAAAGAGACGGCTACTCATAGAACCACCGAGTATTTGGCTCAATACATATATTGGATACTTTTCTGGATGGCTGTGACTACATACCCGAAAGGATATTTCGATATGCGTAGCTTCAATACCACGTTTCTTCAGCAAATTATACTTGATTTCTTTTTGATGTATAGGCGATTGTTGTACGGGATATTTCATCGGATCCCCAACACGGGATTTAAGCGGGTGGTTGAAAAAACTATTTTTCAATACCTTTTTTATTTTATCGAAGGACACGCCAGAAACTACACTTAATACCATATTTTGTGGAATATAGAAATCTTCATATATTTCTACTATTTTCTCGTATTGAAGTGGGTTCGTTTTACTTGTATGATAGCTCAAATCATCGATGGGCATTTCATACGAAGTCCCACGATAAATGATTTTGTCTGACATAGTTTCAATAATACTTTCCGGGTCGTCATTATCGCGAACATTTTCCTCTTTGACGACTTTTTTTTCCAACTCATAATCTTTTTTCTCAAACAAAGAATTCATCAACATATCCGACAATAATTGAATCGCCACGCCAACGTGCTGGTCGCCACATTTTACTTCATAACACGTATGGTCTTTCTGTGTATAGGCGTTTATATCAGCACCGATTTCATCGAATTTAATAGAAATGTCATTCGATTTTGGAATGAGTTTGGTTCCTTTGAAACATAAATGCTCGATGAAATGACTGGCGCCACGATATCCTTCTGTTTCATAATTCGATCCTAACCGAACAAACACATTAATACTTGTTAACGGTAGTTTATTTTCAGGAGTGTCATACACAATCGTTAGCCCGTTTTCAAGCTGATGTGTTTTTATAGACATTGTGTTTGTATTATTTCTATATATATATAGTATTATCATACAATAATGTGTTGTTCTCTACATTCTACGTTCGACCAATTCCTAAACCGACCGACAAATTCGCTAATCTATCCGCGTGATAATTCCCAATAGAGTGTTCGTCGTTGTTATTCGTGTGTGCTCTCACGTGAAGAAACCTGACATTTGGATTATCCTTGAACAGTTCATACGCTATTTGAACCAATTCTTTGTTTGGAATATCCAGCTTCCACCCCTTGTTATAGCATTTTTCACCATAAGAAGTAACACACTTTATCGCATACTCGGAATCACTTACAATTGTTACCAACTTACCATTCACGGTATCGTGTTTTATAATATGGAAAGTTTCGATAATAGCACTAAGTTCTGCTGCGTTGTTGGTTTGTTTTCCGTCTATCTTTCGAGAAATATTTCGTTGGTCACCCTCACCAAAAAACACTCCTATTCCAGCCTTTGCGTTTTCTTTCCCGTTATTCGAACACGAACCATCTGTATAAACATAGTAATCGGGTATGATTTCGTTTGTTATATACTGATTTGTATGATGTTGTGGTTTGTTCGTTTCTATGAATTTTTCGGCTTGTTCATTAGTGTCAAATTTTTTGAATACCGCATTCTTGAATCCCTTTACGGAATCGTTACACTCATTCCAGTGGAGAAAAACCCCTATTTTCTTCCCATTGGCGACGGCATAATACGGCATATTCATAGTAATACCAATTATTATTTATTCCATTTTCTTATATACTATACGATGGAGCATAGTATATATTTATGTTTTTAAATGCTGGTTAATGTACTTAACGAGAGCAGTCACCAATCTCTAATGGAACACGTCCTAAATCTGGTTCGATTGTGCTGCGGTTCCAAGGTCCAACTTCTTCCTTAGAAATGACAGGGTCAGATCTCAATTGCATATTTGCGTTTCTTAGAGTCTGTCCGATGGTATCCAAGCCAATGTGGTAACCGGCTTGCAGTAAGTCAGGCACAGCAACATTTCCTTGGTTAACAGGGTTCAAAGATGCCCATTGACTGTTTTGGTCTTGAGGAAGCAAGTCACTAGGGTCTACACTCTTACCGGTATAATCTCCCACAGGTTGACCCTGTTGAGGAGTCAAGATGGATTCAGACTCAACTACTTCTGGAGAAGTGGTTTGTGGTGCGGATTCTTCACTGGCACCAGTCATCAATTCATTATCCAACATCTTCATTGGGGAGTAATAAACAAAAAGGAAGTATGCTAAAACAATAAGACCCAATACAATTAGAATAGTTCTTGTATTCTTGGGCTTGAAAAATTTGAGAACATCAGAGACTTTTTTTCCGAACATCTGTCTTTTATATAAACGACTGATAAAATTTTTTTCATGGTTTGAATTATTTTCTAAATGTGCTACTCAAAGAATACTAATTCATTTGGCATCATCAGGTTTTTCAATTGAATCTTTCATTTGTAGATTTTCTGAAGTTTCATTTTCATTTACTCGGTTGGTTTCATTTTCATCGGTGTCTTCATCTTCGGAATCACTTGAGTCGCTATCCGCCTCGACACTACTATCGTCACTATCAATAATATCATCCAACATATATGTTGTTTTTATACGTTTAGCTTCCAAATATGAAGAAAGCGCTAAATCTCTCGCCACCTTGGCTTTTCTTCGAGCGTCTTTATACATCTCATAATATACGGCATTTCTTTCTTTTATCTCAACTTTTTCCCCTTCCGGTATTTCGTCTAATTCCAATTCAATCTCTTGACAGTCTAATTCGTTATTTCCTAAAGGTTCTTCGATAATTTCTTCTAAACTGTCATCTTCTTCTAAAACATCTGTCTGTCCTAATGTTTCTATTACAATATTCTCTTGTGGTGGGTCGACAACATTCTCTTCCGAAGTTTCCACAACGGATTCCATTTTCAATTCGTTCTCCAAAACATCTAAATGTTTATTTGTTGGAGAAATAATGGTCGAAGTAGGTTCTCGAGATTTCAAAATACATTTTTCGAATATATTTACATTTTTCATCACCAACAATTGTTTTAGTTCTATGTCGATTTGGAAACTGCGTGCCGAATATTTAATACCCTGTATTTCTAAAATACTCATCACATCCATAGAATCGTCTAAATCATCAAACAATAATTCGCGTTCGTCTTCGTCATAAATTTTGAATACGGTTTTCTCCAAGTTAGGCAGATTAGTTCTCAAAAGTGAAGTTTTATTATTTCTTGTGCTCTTAAGAGTTGGATTAAAAGACATTTCGATGTCTTCGAGTTCAAGCTCAACATCAAACCATTTACCATGATTTCTATGCACCGTTTGTTGAATATAATATTCTAAATCTTCGAACCATTTCAAAAAGTGCTCTTCATCATTCGCAACAATAAAATCACAATAATTCCGTTTTGTTGGTCGCCTTTTTGTTTTTTCTAAAGTATCTGTATTCTGTTCTCTCTCTTCGGTATCGACAGTATTTAGTTGAACGTCTTGCTTCGTTTTTTTCACACGACATTTGGGTGTTTGAACATACAAAGGTATTCCATTTTTAGATATCTTCATAAAGAAATTTCCGTTTTGAATGGATAGCGGTTTATTAACTACTACATTATCAAAGTTGAAAGTATTCTGTGTATTGTGTATGTGTTCCATCTTAACTAATGTATATTTGATTATCTACATTATAAAACGGAATGAATTACGAATTTGTAGAATGCGTTTATCACATATGTATTATTTTCATTCATAACATATATGAAAAATTTACGGGAATCGTGTTATAATTTTTTCCGAAGTGAAGACACAAAAAAACAAATAAGGGATATAATGAAACCTCTTCTAAATGTTATCTACAACGAGATTTATATTTATCTGTGGATTATTGCCATATATAATATTTTGTTTGGGATACTTATTCTGATAATGTTTTTCGTGTTGTTTAGAATATTAAACAATTTGTCTAAATCAAACGATTGATTTTTATACGAATACGAGAACTTCAATAATTGTCTGTGTTATGTATATACGAAGATACAAATGCCATACAAGAAGAAAATACCGCTAAAAAAAGGCGGAAACCGGTTGGGAACTACTGGTGACTTTGCCCAACAAGTTTATGGTAATGGAGATCAACAAATGGCCAGAAGTGCCGATGACAACGTTATCGCGATGTCCGGTGGGTCGACTATTCCATTGGCCCCTCAGCAATTCCCGAATGATGCGTTGCTCCATCCATCCCAATCTGAAATCGTCACAAATAACCATACCAGTGCGCATAGTGCAACAGACGCATTATCTACTACAATCAAAGGTGGCGCGGGAATAACGGAAATGCTCGTTCCTGTATCTATTGTCGCCCTTAATCAAGCAATGAAGAAATACAAGAAGGGGGTCTCAAAAATGACCTTGAAAAAAGGAGGTAACGCTGGCTTCGACGACCAAAAAATGATGAATATGATGGATGAAAATAGTAAAATGATGGCGCAAACTCAATGTCAACAAGCTGGGTATCCGGCGCAAATTTCTAACGCACCATATGGTTCATCTTTGTCCGTTGCTTCGGTGGATTGTAATACAACACTGGGTGGTGGACATAGAAAGAGGAAGAACAGAAAATCGAAAAGAACCGCGAAAAGAACCGCGAAAAGATCTGGGAAAAGATCTGGGAAAAGAAAATCATTTAGAAAATCATTTAGAAAAACCAAGAAATAGTGGATGTACACAAAAAAAAGGTTTAGTAGTATATAATGGAAGTCGCTAAAAAAGATGGTAAAGAAGCCTTCGTGGAAAATATCAAAACGTGGGTTCTCATTGACACCAAGTTAAAGATGGTAAACGAAAAAATCCGCGAAATGCGTGAAAAGAAATCTTACTTATTGAACCAAATAAATGATTATGTGTATGAGAACAACATGAAAGAAACCAAAATAGAAATTACTGACGGAGAACTTTTATTTTGTGAAAGGAAGGAATATGCTCCTCTAACATACAAATATCTCGAAGAATGTTTACAGAATGTTATCAGCGATGAAAGCCACGTCGAACACATAATGAATTATATCAAATCCAATCGGAAAATAAAATTAGTGAATGACATCAAGCGAAACTTTTCTAAATAATATGGTCTTTGTCTTATTTTTTCCTATTTTTCTTATTAAAAAATTGATTCCCTTTTTTACAAAGAGAGAATAAGTATAAAAGTTTAATTTAATATATAATCATACTTTTAGAATTTTCTCCAAATGAATTACGAAACCCGTAAAACCATTGCTGAAAAGGTGTCTAAGATTAAATACGTGGAAGTGACTATATCGGAAGGTTCTCGACGATGTTCGAACGTAACAGAAAAAATGGCTGTTTTGTGTAGCCTTGATAAAACCCGGTCAATGCTAATTGACGCGATGGAATACGAAGACGGTGAAAGTATCCACATTTCATCGGAGAATTTATACATCCGCCGGGACTTCGAAATGAAAGAAAATAGTGTCTTAGACTCATTAGTGTCAATGGATATCGTCGTTAAGGGGCGGCCGGTATTGATTGATGGTGTGGAATATGAGAAATATGGGTTCTACCGTCGATTACGCGACTTCAGAAGTTACGAAGAGGACGGTTCCGTGTGCGAAAAAGACGATGATAAGTTCAACGAAAACGATTGCTTGAAGTTTGCCGAGTGTATCACCGCCGGAAATAGTTTCAAAAGCAAGAAACTTTTCAACAATATCATACGAGTTGTCCCTGAAAACGACGAAGGCACAGAGCCATTATTGTTTGCCAAAGAGACCAGATACAAGAACCATATTTTCGGAATAAGCGATTACACTAACTCGCAAATATTGAAGAACACCCCCAAGAACTGTAAAGACAATAACGCTGTTCCTAAACAAGGTGAATGCTACGGGATTGTGAGAAAGGGCTTATCGAAAACCGAGGCGAAGAATCCTTACCATATTGGTTTTGTATTGTATGACTTGAATGGCGTAAATATAACATTAGAAGGATTTACTGGTATGTTTGATAAATACCGTCCGCGATTTTGTTTCTATGACAAAAACCCTCGGGGTAGGTCATTTCATACAGTCTGGACTGGTGCACTGAAAAACCCTGGAACAGCAAAGGATATGGGGTTCTTCGAGAACAGCGAAACAATCGTCCTCAAAAAACGCGGAGACATCGATTCTGTTATGAAATACCATTATTTGGATGAGTTAAGTTTCGCCGCGATGAAAATATAATGACAAAAAAAGGCAAAAAAGGCAAAAAAATCGAAAAAACAAAAATATATAAAATCTTATATAGAGTTTTATATATAAACACTGTATATAGCCGGATGAAATTAGAAAAATCGTGTGTGGAAAACTACACATTTTTTAATGATGATTCTACGAAACTTATGCGCGGTGGATTTAGTCTATCGAGTGTAATCGCACCAGGTGAATCATTCGACAGATATAACCATTTATCAGTTCCTATACCTTTAGTTCTGGGAACTCTAACAGATTATGAAGATAAAGACTACGATGAAGTCGAGTTCGAAGTCGAAGACGATATTCAGGTGATAGATGATGCGATATATGATACATTTTTATCGTGTATGAGTATACCTACCAAAAATCAGAAAAATCAAACCCATAAAAAAACGAAACTGTCAAGCCGTAAGACGAAAAAGAATCTATGATCTAATTTGTCGACCACTTGTTTCTATTGAAACTATTGATTACCAGTAATTTCTCCGAGTTATCTTTCAAAAACTTCTTCTTTCTATCTTCTTCGGATTCTTCCTCGATAACTTCGTCAAATGCCCCCTTCACATACATATGATTTTTTTCCGCATCACTTGGTCCGGGTTTCACTCCATAACAATTAACGCCGAATTTCATCGTCGGATTTGACATATACCCACCGTTGATCCCTGGTCGTCCGCATTTATTCTTTGTTTTTTCCGATTTTTGCAATCGGGCATAGGTGGATTTTTGTGTTGGAAAAAACGCCATTTGTCCGTCGCTCCACCCATAATTACACCATTCACTCCCCTTCTTATACGATTCTTCTATTTGGTCATATGTTGCGAGTTTGGCACCGTATATCGAGCATACTGTTTGTGCGTCGTCATATGTGTAAATATTATTTGCGACGTTGAATACTTCATCGTTCCCAGAAATGTCGCTGTTTCCTGATATATCGGTTTCGGGTTCATCATCGGAGTCCTGTGTATCTAAACGCCCCCATCCATCTTTCAAGAAATCCACAAATATCTCGATGATATTAATTTGGAAAACTAATTTGAAGAAATCCGCAACGAGCAATAATACAAAAACAGAAATAGAAACGTTGTCGATGATACTGATGGATAATGGCTTTACGCCTTGTTGCATCGGTATCTTGAGAGTGTAAATACCTAAATATAAAGTCAAAATGAAAATCAGCACATAGAAAATCGAATAAGGGTCATTCGAGAATTCCAAGAATCCATCTAAATTATTTATAACGATGTTGGATTTGTCTTCCTCATTCATATTGAAAAAATTGGACAATAAGTAAATCAGAAGAAATGAAAAAACCATAACATCCAACAATTTACTCATACGAATTTCCTTCTGTTCACCAGTCACTTGCTCCTTATTTGATAAGTCTATCAAGAAATACACCACAAAATATATGGCTAAAAACATCACTAATGTCATTACATTTGATTTGTTTAATACTTCACTTAATTTATCTTGTTTGACTGTAGTATTATCCATATGGTTTGATGAAATTATATATTATAATATACCATTATATGTTTTTTTTACGATAGAATAAACAATAAGCATTTGGAGACACGACCTTGTCGGGGTCTATCTGAGAGGAACGTGTGTCATTATGATGAACCCATTTTCCAGATGGTTTTTTCACGTAAGCCGTATAATGGCCACCCATTATACCCCCCATATGATTACACACCCCATACAGATCATAAACGTTGTTCGATTTGTATCCATCAACATATTTAGAAAGGTCTAAACCTGTGATCGGAAAATCAACGTGTGTTTGAATCTTTCGAGTTCCATCAATGGAAAACCGTTTCAATATTATGATCAAAATATGTGGCAAGTTCCAAAATGATATTTGTTTGTATACATCCTCTTTCTTTTTTGTTTTTTCATTGTACCACGCATTTTCACCAGATAATATCTCAGGTTGAACGAACAAATCAAAACAATCGTAAATGTTGGCACAGTTTTTATTTTCGTGGAAAATCTGCAGATCCAACAAAAAATAGTGTTCGGGTTTCACCGAAAGATTCTTGCTCTTGTCCAGAGATAAAAGTTTGGTATAATAAATACCGTAGAATGTTTCAATGATTTCCGAATATTCACAGCTATAAATTTGTTGTAACATTTCGTAACACCTTTTAGCAATTTCATCTGTTTGATTTTTGACGATCCCATTTATCTTTATTGGTACAGTTCGCGAAACTGAATTGTGTAGACAATCAAACATAAATAATAAGAATTCACTTATATCGTTTTGAGCCCATCCGGTAAATAAATCGCGGTTCTTCTTATGTGCCAGGTTTTGAACACAATGCACGAATTTATTTGGCGATATGACCCCTGTTGTTTTATACATTAATTTTTGTAATTCACTATACTCATTCAACATAATAACATCGTCAATATCCTTCTTCTGGGATTGACACTTTTTCGACCCGAGAAATGCGTTTAATTCATATGTGTGATTTAGTACTTGTAAACAAGAGTTTAAAAAACACGTGTTTCCTAAATTAGCGAGTCCTACTAAATTCGATGTTTCATCTTTTAGTGGTTTCGTGTTCTGCATTTGTTCTAAAACTAAATAATATAAATAAATATCTTTATACTTATTTATATCAAAAGAATGGACATTTCAAACAATAATATATCAAGATTGGGTCACATTATAAATGATTATAACGACAATATTAATTACTACAATTCAAATATGCGTATTTTGATTAATTCGATGACTCAGATGATGGCCTCAGAAACTACACAAATTAATAACCATATCCGCACACCACTTTTCACAACTCGACATAACTCGGTGTATGAACAAACCCCACCAATGACCCAGCCATATTTACCTTTATACCGGCCTGAACGTCTGGGGTACCAGTTACGATACCAACCACTGCGAAATCTTCAAGAAGATGTCATTGTTCGTCCTACACACGACCATATTAATACTGCGTGCGAATTCTACACACACGATAACGAAATGCCTGAAAACACGTGTCCTATTTCACTACTTCCATTTCAAGAAGGCGACGAAGTGTGCCGTATTAGGCATTGTAGACATATATTTTTGAAACCCTCAATTATGCAGTGGTTTCGTTCGAGTGTTCGATGTCCGATATGTCGTTATGATATACGCGAATATGTTGACTTATCCGGCAACACACTAAATAACGGCGGTGAACCCGAAGACCCTTTGTCATTGAACGATGAACCTGTGCAGAATGAAGATGATGAAAATATGGATTCCTCATCTGTTCCTCCGTCATCTACATCGGAAACGACAAATAATTCCAACACTAATTACAATCCATATAGAAGAGATGCTGTAGCGAATAACAACGTAATAAACCGTATAGGACAATCAATAGAAAATTTTATTACACAAGAACTAAATCAAATTGATTTGGATGATTCAATTGAGCAACTCTTGTATTCTTTCGATATACCCATTCAATTACCACTCAGAAATAATATTCCACGAAACACACCAGATTTATCATACAACAACACCTCACTTTAGAAACATTTCCATTGTTCGAACCCCATTTTCTTTGTTATATATTTTTGTAAGAAACTGATCAAACAACATTTTCTTGATTTTTTCCGAGCAGTATTTTTCCTTCTTTTTCATAAAGGTTTCAATGTCGTCTCCATACGTCAGTTCCAATGCTTTCATCTCTTTCGTATATTCTCGGATGTTTTTTGTTTTGTTCTGCTTTCGCCAGATTTGCTCCAGAGCCAACCCGAAGAGTTGCTGAAGTGGTTTCATCAACTGATTCGTAATATAGTGATTGTAATCGATTTGAGCGTTGGTTTGTAGGATATACTCGGGAGTTTCGATTTTGTCGCCTTGAAGTGCCTTCTTGTCTTTAGTATTTATATATAAATACTTGATACGGTCTCCCGGCTTAGGCTTGTTTCCAGGGTCTCTTTTCCCGATTCGATTGGCCAAGACATTATGAGCTATTTGTTTGGGGTTTTTGTAATATCCGCGCAAAGCCTTTGTAATTGCCAGTTTATCCATATGTATTTTCCCTTGTATGAGGTCCTCCAAATAATTGTTCAAAAACTTGATGGAATTCTCTACGTTCGTGTCCTTCATCAATATGTCCAACACACCACCATAAACATCCTTCACTAAATCACAATTATCACGACGCTTCAATACCAACCCCATATACTTCAAATTACCCTTGGTTGGGTCATCTTCATACAACATTCCTACATAACGCTTCTTCGATAATAAGATGAAAGGCATCAACGTTTTCTCATATTCCAAATCCATCGGTGGCTTCAAATACTGACTACATAAATGTGCGGCATCTTGCGCAATTTCAATCGTGAGTTCTAACGCTTTTTGTCCGCGAATAGGTTCCTTGGTTTTCGGATCTTCTAAATTAAATGTGAAGAATACTGAATCCGTATCTCCGTACACGTACTCAGCTTTGGTAAGAACAACTCCATTTTCTTTTGTTTCATACAAACGATCTCCATAGACTTCTTCGATGATTTTTTTAGCGTAAATGATCATCGACCGTCCAGTAGCAGTGGTCGATGCCGCAACATCTTTTTCATAAAAGGTCGATGTTTTGGCTCCACATTGTCCATACAACGAATTGGCGGTAACCTTATAACCTAATTGTCTCTTATCCAAAATGTTCTGCATGAAAGGGTCGGGTTCGGATTTGATTTTCTTTCGCGTGGCCTTTCTCGCGGATAGCAATTCTTCCAAGATAGCCGGCATAATGGATTTTTGTCCTTCAGGTAATTGAGCCCAACAGCACACGATTTTCCCGACTTTCGTTTTCACTTCACGTGCTTTGGGGTTATTGGGAGGTCGCAAGTATTTATAGTCGTCGAATTCAATATGTATGTAGTCATACCCCGGCAAATTATCATACAAATACTTCCCTGTTTTAGGGTCTTTCGCACCGATATCTTTGATGAGATTTCCTTGAAGGTCATATTCCTTGGTCCATACTTTACTATCGTGTGAGTAGTTTTGTGAAATCATCGATGACGGGTACAGCGACGAATAATCTACACAGGCAACTGGATTGTCCATATACATAGAACATTTAGGGGGCAATACAATAGCGCCTTCATAACCGCCACCATCCCTGGATTTTTGTAGTTCTGGCATCAGCGTGTTCTTTTCCCGACATTTCTTGGCCACATAACTGGTCAACTTAATACCTTGGCCTCGAAACACCAAGAATGAAATCGGGACACTACAAATACTCGACATTTCAACATAACCGGTGAGCACATCTATTTTGTTCATCAAATGATGAACCAGGTTACAATCTTGAATACAGTATTTAGCAACGATAGCACGGTCGCTACTAGTTCCATTGGACAAACGGAAAATGTCCTGTGGTGAAACATCATCCTTTGACATTGTCCATTTGATTTTGAATCCCATATCAAGACTATGATGACCTTTGATGATGATGGCGTTGAATTGTTTGCCGTCCTTTTCTACATCTCTCTGAATATCACACACTTGAAATTTCTCGCCGTCGTTATAATAATCCGACGAGAATTTGGTGATTTCGATGTGAATGTAATCTCCGACATTCAATCCAGCCAAATTACTACTATACAAATATGTTTGATCTTTATCTACGTCGTAATCTATTTTTTTGATAGTATCACTAATAAATTCACCGGCAACATCATCTAATTTGTATGATGATAAGTTGAAGTCTCTGCGGAAATAGCTATACATATCTATTTGTAGTCGCCCCGTCATTTTGAAGTATCTGAGGTCATATTCTCCACTTGCCAATACAACTTTGGTGCTTTCCAAATCTTCCGTGGTTTCTCGCGTTTCTTTGTCGTAGACCATTTTCGCCGAAAACTCGCCGCAAATTCTGGAAAATTTCATAAACTCTGTGGTGCACATATTCTCTTGTGCCCGTCTAAATAAGAACTCATAATCAAACCCGAAAATGTTGTATCCGATAATGATATCCGGGTTTTCCTTTTCCATTACTTTCGTCCACCTCAACAATAGGTCTTGTTCTGTTTCGCAGGTTTCGATTTCGATGTTGGGTATATCATCGCAAGACCCCAACACCAAACAGTGATTCAAATAGGGTTTAGCATCACCGTATTTCATAAATGTGGACCCGATGAATGTGACTTTATCGCCTTCCAACTTAGGGAATCCACTATTCATATCCATAAATAGCCGGTTGATTTCCTCTATTTTTCTGTCACGTTCCAACACATCACTATTCAATATATCCAAAATTGTTGTTTTCTCGTCAACGCTCTCTTTTTTATTTTTCGATTTATACCATACACTTTGATTGTCCGCGCAATGCTCATCCGAATCACC